TTCAACCTTAATGGTTTTAACTTTAATCAGTCCGTCGTTGACGCTAACGGCAAGATCGTTCCAACATGGGCTGATGTTGTAAACAGAGCTAACTTAGGCTTTGAAGTTATGCACGAGCGTAACGCACACAACTTTCCACTTGACTTAGCATCCACTGAGTCTACAAACGTTGCCTTGACTGCACCAGTTATAGGCTAACAACCACGTCCGTTCATTCCTTCGGGAACGCATGACAACCTAGCATGGAACGGGGCTAGGGTATATGGAGATTACCATGCAAGTAACCTACGTATATCGTGGCATTGCTTACACAAAATTTGTGAAGTAATAACAGCACGGGGAGCACCTCAGAGTCGGACTCCCCTGCCCTTGGCACAAGCCTCCACGGAGATACCTTGAGCCGTCTAGACGGTGGGATAGACCACAAACAATCTCGAGAAAAATTAGTACTAAGCAATATCAATCCTTAACAATCCATATCAATGGCACAACAATCAAGTAATGACCCAGCAAGCCTTACACGGCAAGGTCAACTGAATAGTGCAGGCAATCAGAGAGCACTATTTTTAAAGTTGTTCAGTGGAGAAATGTTCAAAGGCTTCCAGCGTAACGCAATCGCTAGAGACCTTGTAATGAAAAGAACATTGAAGAACGGTAAGAGTCTTCAGTTCATCTACACTGGACGCACAAAAGCCGAGTATCATACACCCGGCAACAGCATCTTAGGTAACAGTGATGGTGCACCTCCAGTAGCTGAAAAGACAATTACATGCGACGACCTATTAATCAGTTCAGCATTTGTCTATGAGCTAGATGAGACATTATCTCACTACGACCTAAGAGGAGAGATCTCCAAGAAGATTGGATACGCTCTTGCTGAGAAGTACGACAGACTCATCTTCCGTCAAATTGCGAAGGGAGCACGTCAAGCTTCACCAATCACTAAGTCAGGCTATGTTGAGCCCGGCGGAACACAGATCAGAGTAGGTACAGGTAACGCAACTAATGCTTACGATGCTGGACTACTTCAAAACGCTTTCTACGATGCAGCTGCTGCACTAGACGAGAAAGGAGTTTCTACTGAAGGTAGAGTAGCTGTGTTGAACCCAAGACAGTACTACGAACTAATACAAAACGTTGGTTCTAGTGGTCTAATCAACAGAGACGAGACTGGTGACGCACTACAGTCCGGACAAGGAGTCATTGAAATTGCAGGCATCAAGATCTTCAAGTCAATGAACATTCCATTCTTCGGAAACTACGGTACTAAGTACGGTTCTGCATCTGCAACAAACCCCGGTATCACAAGTCCCGGAAATGTAGGTTCATTCATAGGTAGTGATGCTGAGTTAGAAGATGCTAGATCAAACGTAACTGGAATCCATAACAACTATGGTAATCACTCTGACTTTGAAAACAGCTGCGGACTAATCTTCCAGAAGGAAGCCGCTGGTGTTGTAGAAGCTATCGGACCACAGGTTCAGGTAACTTCAGGCGACGTTTCAGTTGTATACCAAGGTGACGTAATTCTAGGTAGACTCGCAATGGGAGCAGACTTCTTAAACCCTGCTGCTTGCGTTGAGTTAATCGCTGGAGCTGCTACCGGCTCCCTTTTTTCTTATGGCTACCACAACTATTGAAACCGATACCGAACTATCCGCAGTTAACTCAATACTGGGAGCTATCGGACAAGCACCAATAACACAATTAAAAGATCCGACTACTGGATCAATAACTAATGCTAACCCAGAAATACAATTTATATATAATCTACTACGTGACGCTAATGTAGACGTACAGTCGGAAGGTTGGCACTTTAATAGAGAGCGTCATGTTAAGTTTGATGTAGATTCCACTACAAAAAAGATAGCTATATCAGATGACATAGTTAAAATAGATCTACCAAATAACTGGAATCGCAGAACTTATAACTTTGTCAGACGTGGAGGATACTTGTATGACAAAATAGAGCACACAGATGAGTTTACAGAGTTTACAAAAATAGATCTAGATGTTGTTAGGTTATATAACTTCGAGGATTTACCTCCTGTATTTAAAAGGCATATCACATATAGAGCATCTAGAACAGCAGCTACACAGCTTGTAGCTAACCCACAGCTAGTGCAATTACTAGCACAACAAGAAGCGTTAAGTCGTGCTGCTCTTATGGAGTACGAATGTAATCAAGGTAATCATAGTATGTTAGGATTCCCAGATGACATAGTATATCCTACATATGAACCTTGGAGGAACTTAGCAAGATAATGGCAGGCATTACACAAACTATCCCTAGCTTTATTCAAGGGATTTCAGAACAAGCAGATCACCTAAAATTCCAAGGTCAGGTTAGAGATATTGTTAATGCAATTCCTGACCCAACCTTTGGTTTATTTAAACGACCCGGCGGAGCTAGAGTTGGAACAGCTCCTCTGACTAATGTACAGAGTGGTGGTTCTTGGTTTCATTATTTTAGAGATGAAAATGAAGGATCATACGTAGGTCAAGTAGCAGCTGACGGACAAGTTAGAGTCTGGCGTTGTAGTGATGGACAACAGATGACTACTAGCTACACACATGATGGAGTAAATCACCAGACAACAGTTACAAACTATCTAGCAACAAGTGACCCAGAAAACTTACAGTTCCTTACTATCAATGATACTACATTTGTTAGCAGCAGGGACTCTACTAATTCTAATACTCTGATAGGTGAGACTGGCACAACACCTGATAGACCAGAAGCTCACTGTGCTATGGTAGAGCTGCTACGAACTGAAAATGGTAGGCAGTATGGTCTGAATATATTTGACTCTACATCTACAGGTAACTTAACTACATTAAAACGTGCTACTAAAGTTAAGATCACAGGCAATAACTATGATGAATCAGATGGTACAGGTCACTGCCCCGGTATAGGTACTGAAGTTTTTGCTGTAACAGCTAAAAGTAGTTATGGTTCATCAGAAAATATTACTAATGTAAAAAATAGTAGCGGTACTGTTTTAACAACTGGTAAAGATAACTTAGTATTTCGTGCCACAGCTTTAGGTCAGCAAGGTGTTAGCCCTAACTATAATGCTAATAGTAACGGACCGGGTGGGCAAAACTACAGAGCTAGCTATAATCTAGAAGTTGTATTATTACACGGTGGAGAAGGTTGGGATGTAGGTGATGTTGTACGAGTAGTTCCAGATGCTGCTTCTGCTGCTGCAAGTGGCGGAGGACAAGCATACTTAGATATTACAGTAACAGAAATAGAATCAACAACTCTTAAAGCTACACTTACTAATAATGGTGATGGTTTAGTACGTCCGTCTCCTACCCCTTTTGATGCTGATACAGCTGTAACTGCTGATACTATACTAGCTGGTATGGTAGCTGAGTTACCTTCTGGTGTTACTGCTAAGGTTATAGGACCGGGAATATATCTATCTAGTAGCTCACCGTTTAACGTAGAAGTAGCAGAAGAAGATCTTATGCGTGTCTTTCAAAAGACCGTTAACGATGTTACATTACTACCAAACCAGTGTAGACATGGTTATGTAGTTAAGGTAGCTAACGCTAGAATGTCTGATGAAGATGACTACTACCTTAGATTTTCTGGAGAAAATAATTTAGATGGAGCAGGGTCATGGAGTGAATGTCCTCTACCCGGTATTACAGATACGTTGACTAACATGCCGTTAGTTATACAGCGTACAGCTACAACTACATTTACTGTTAGACCTTTTACATACCAACCACGTAGAGTAGGAGATACAAACACGAATCCTATGCCTACATTTGTAGGAAAACGTATTAATAAAGTATTGTTTTTCCGTAACAGATTAGCATTATTAGCAGGCGAAAACGTCATACTATCTAGACCGGGCACGTTAGGTACACCTGATTTCTTTATAGAATCAGCTCTTACTGTCTCAGCTAGTGACCCTATTGACATATCTGCTGCGTCTATGTTTCCATCTGACCTATTTGATGGTATACAAATCAATGCTGGACTGCTAGTATTTAGTACAAACCAACAGTTTTTGCTATCTACAGACGATACCGTACTGAATCCTGATACTGCTAAGTTAAGAAGTGTATCTACATTTAACTATAATAAGGATATACCTCCTATATCGTTAGGAACTACTGTAGCTTACCTAGATAATTCTGGTAAATTTAGCCGTATGAACCAAATGGCTAATACAGCACGAGAGGGTGAGCCAAATATTGTAGAGATTAGTAAGCTAGTACCTACATTATTACCTAAAAATTTAGATTTACTGACTAATTCTAGAGAAAACTCTATGATATTAATAGGTAAAACTGACTCAGATACAGTGTTTGGATACAAATATTTACAAGTTGGTGATAAAACACAGCAACAGGCTTGGTTTAAATGGAAGTTTAACAACCCACTTAAGTATCATTTTATTATTAATGATGAGTATTACTACTTAGATACTGATAATTTCTTACAGTGTCTCAAGTTGATACAGGCTGAGACTGACCCAAACTTTGACCAAGATGATGTAAACTATCTAATACACCTAGATAATCATACAACAATCAGTGGTGGTAGTTATAGTTCCTCTACAAATCTAACTACATTCAGTAATGTTAGCTGGCTACCTAGTGTTACTACACCTAATTACGAATTAGCATTGATTGATGTTAATACTAACGCTACTAGAATAGGTAGATATGCTAAACCTACACTAACAAGTACAAATAGCTTTACTGTACCGGGAGACTGGTCAGGTGTAACATTACGTATAGGTTACTTATATGAGTATTTAGTAGAGTTTCCTAAACTATATCCTACAAAAACTGTGAATGAACGATCAGTTTCTGATGTCAACTCGTCACTTGTGTTACATCGAATCAAGTTACATTTTGGTAAGATAGGTCTATATGAAACTACACTGGAACGCATAGGTAAGTCTGACTATACTGAAACATACGAGTCATCATTATTAGATGAATATGAAGTATCTGATGCACCATACCTAGAAGAGTTTATCAAAACTATACCTGTTTACGAAAAGAATACAAACGTAAATATTAAACTTAAATCAAGTCATCCCGCACCAGCTACGCTACGAGCTATGGCATGGGAGGGAGACTTTTCACCTAGATTTTACAAACGTGCCTAATTACATACACCCAATCACACTAGAGGCTGCTACAGAAGTGGCCTCAAACCTACGCTCAGACGACTACAGGGAGGTTACAGAAGGTCATGGGATCAATCCTATAGCCTTCCTTCCTTTGGTGGCTCAGGAGGGCTCTGCTGTGTATTTCACAGTACCAGACGGCAAGACTGCCGGACTAGCCGGAGTAGGTGATGACGGAGCAATCTGGATGTTATGTACACCAGAGATAGAACGTTATCCAATCACATTTGCAAGAGAAGCGAAGCGGTATGTCGATAGCCGTGAAGAACCTCTTTTGTGGAATATAGTAGACTGTAGAAATACAGTACATTTAAAACTGTTAAAGTTTTTAGGGTTTACATTCTTACGTAAGTTTGAATACGGACCAAACAATTTACCATTTATAGAGTTTTGCCGTGTGCATGGATCTTAACGCTTCTGCTAGACAGCAAGCGAAACAACGATGGATGGAGAAAGACGCTAACTACCGTTCTGCATCCCTAAAATTTTGGAATAGAGAAACAACCGGTCAACGTGGTTTAAACACTGCTACCATCGGTTTCAGTCGTGCAATGAGCAACGACTTACAAAGAGCCCTATATGTACAGGGACAAGCTAGACAACAATACGAAGCTGCCTTTACTAAATTCTTTTCTAAAGGCGGAGACATAGTAGGTAAACAAGAAGGTAGGTCTAGAACAGCTGGTAGAAAAGGAATACTAGCTTTAACAAGAGCGAGAGGTGCTCTCAATAATGCTGTACGTAATGAGTTCGGACCTAATATGGCAAGACGTCAACAGGCTAGACTCAGACGTTATCAGTCAGCAAGAGCGAAAGCAATCAACTCAATAGGTGTAAGACCAGAGTATGGTGCACCTGTACTGATGCCACCAAGCAACAGATTAGGTGGAGCATTACAGATAGCAACACAAGTTGTAAGCCTTGGATCTGCTTCAATTTTCCCGGGTGAGCAATCACTGTTTCAAATACTAAGTGGGGCTTAAATGTCAGATTCATATTTTGCTGCTCTCGGTAAACAACAATTATTTCCGTTTACCGACGAGAAGCTAGACTACGAGGAGACCACTCCTAACGCCCAGAAGGGTATGGAAGAATCTATAAACCGTAACATACAAGTTAGGTCTAAGGATTTTGCTCAACACATCGCAGCTTATAATGCTGCAAATAAATACACCCTTATAGATGGTTTAAGAGATATAACCAATCTAACTAAAACAGGTTCTGCTGCTATCAATCAGGTACAGTCATATAATGATAATGAAGCTGATTATGATGAATTGATGGCTGCTGCTAGTAACCCAGAGACTGTAAGTAGATTTGCTAGTTTAGAGAAAAGAGCTACTGAGCTCAAGAATATGAACGATGGCGATATACAAGCTGAGATAGGAAAGATAGAAGCAACTGGTAAAGATTCTACTGATACGCCTGTTACTAATCAAGAGTTGTTAGAACTCAAGAAACTGATTGCTAATGAGGATATTAGATCAGGTAGGGCTGCTGTAAAAAACATGCCCTTCTATCTTCCTCAGTTTATGGAGGTTGCTAAAAGCAGTTTAGTTGTAAATGGTAAGCTATATGCCGACATGACGCTAACTGAAAAGCAACAGTGGTATCGTATAGCTGGTGCTAGATATATAGAAATTTGGACTCAAGAGTATCCACAGATTACTAAAGGTCAACTTATTAACGACTTTATACCTACATGGTCAGGTCGTTTAGCTCAAGATAATTCACAAGCTTATAGTGCAGAATCTGCTGCTGTAAATACAGTTAACCAAGGCAGCTCAGATCAATACTATTTTGATACAATAAAAGTTAATGCTGAAAAATATAATAATCCTAATTATACAGAACCTATAGGAGATGAGATTTATCATCAAGATAGTTTTATATCTAACCGAGCTAAATACTATCAAGGTAAAGGCTACGGTAAAAATTCCATGAAAATGGCAAATGCTGATTGGGTTAAATTAATTAAACGTGGTATAGAGAAAAACTATTTTGACGATCAAGATATAGAATATATACTTGAAGATCTAAAGTTTGTCCCTAAAGGCAGTAATAAAGAAACTAACTATCAAACTTTACAAACTAATAATGCTAACGAGATACGTCAGTTTTATAATAAAAAAAAGGAAGAAGAATCATTAGACTGGCAGAAAGGTAGGCTTGATTATTTAACAGGTAGATTTGAAAATGATAATATACCTGTTACAGAGGAAATGATTTCTACGATTGTTGATCCTACATTAAAAGAACAAGCACGAAAACTTGTTGCAAGAAGCCAGACTCCTGTATTTGACAGACCAGAGTTTTCTGGTATAAAAGGTGAGATGGCTGATTTAATAAATAATAGAGTTGGAGACCGTAATATCTTTGACAAAAAAGTCTTAGAAACTGAATGGCGAATAAATAAGTATCATCAAATGTATCGAGATGCGGGTACATTTTTTAAGTCAGAATTTGAAAGGCTTGAAAAATTAGGTGTTAATGATCCTCTAGCAGAAGCTGCTGCTAATACAATAGCTGCTATTAACGGTTCAAAATTTGATAAGAAGACTTTTGAGGCTACACCTAAAGATACAAAGCTTGCGGTTGCTAAGTTAACTGGTATATACAGAGCTGACCCTGCCGGTGCTATATCAGCAAAAACTCCACATGAAGCAGAAGAGCCGTTCCTAACAGAATCTTTAGAATTTTTTAAAGGTAACAAACAGACACTTCCCGGTTACTGGACAAGTATATCACATTTATATAAAAACAAATCATCAGTTAAACTAGCTCACGATAGACTTGTAGCTACAGGTATGATGAAACCTATACCAGAACTGATGGGTGACATTAACCTTGGTCTTACAAACCCTCTACTAATAGAAGACAAATCGTCTGCAAATAAAGTAGACCGAATTGCTACAGAAAATCAGGAAGGTGATCTGAACAAAATATTAAAAAGAATAATTAATCCAAAGACTACAGAAAATGGTGGCATAGATGCTATCATGAAAAATGGTAAGTATGTTGAATTAGAAAAACCATTATCACAACATACTGTAGGAGAAGTTATAGATCTTATAGAACAAGGTTATGATAACTTTGGTTTATATGATATTAAAAAGGAAGGTCTTATACAACTTATGAGAGATCTGCCTGACTTAGATTTTGATGCTATGTTTGATGAACGTATGCAACAACTATTTGTATTATCCAGACTACGGTTTAAGGGTAATAACAAATTAGCATTTAGCAACGCAGATTCTACATACAGACGCTTAGTCTTTATACCAAAAGAAGATAGAGACGAGTATGCAAAAATATTTGGAGAGATACCACCATTCTTAGAATTAAGTACATTACTTCCAGCTGCTGCTAAGGCACAGGTGGAACAAACACTAAATGAATAAATATGGAAAGCGAAAGCATTAATTATGATCCTACGGGATTACCTTCTGTTGAGGAAATGACTGCTCAGATAGAAGAAGATGCAGAAAAGAAACAAGTTATTCAAGAGTCAGAAGCAGCATCCGTTGCAGCTGACACGAAAGCTGCTGATATAGCTGCTGACCCTAGAAACGCAGATACATGGGGTATCAAAGGTTTAGCTAAAGAAGCACAATCTATTCTATCTGGTGGTCTACAAGACACAGCTTCTTCTCTAGCTACATTTCCAGAGCGTACATTTGATGCGTTATCTGGTGAGATGCAGCAAGAGAAAGAAGAGAAAGGTTATTACGAACCAGAGTGGACACCTTTTACAGATGAAGATGATCCTATCATTACTAAAACATGGTGGGGTAAACTACTCAGAGGTACAGTACACTTTGGTTCTCTAGCAGCTGGTACAGTACTAGCAGCAAAAGGACTAGCAGCTACAGGTGTACCTCTTATAGCTGGTGGTGCTGCAAAACTCTTAGGTCTAGGCACACTTGCTAGAGGTGCTGCAATCGGAGGTATCTCAGATGTTATATCTAGAGAGTCCGATGGGCACAACGCTCTAGGAGCTATGCGAGATCGCTACGGTTGGATAGATACACCACTAAGTACTAAAGAAACAGATCACCCTATCATGATGAAGTTTAAAAACATCGTCGAAGGTATGGGTATAGGTTTAGTATTTGATGGAGCAATACATTTACTTGGTAAAGGTAGTGCATCGGTTAAGAAACAAATTGTTAATCGCAACACCAGTATAGAAAATCAAACAACTACAGCAGCTCTTGCACAGATACGTAAAGGAGAAGCTGAGTTTCGTGCAGCTAAAAACGCACCACTTGCTGAAAGACATCAAGGTGCTGATATATCTGAAGTTGTACCGGGAGAAGCTTACGAGCAGCTCAGACGTACACGTACAGACTGGGGATCTGAAGATGGTTCTACAGGTTCTATAACTACAGCTGTAGAACGTGAGCGTATAGCACGTGCTGCTGGTACTACAGACGAAATCGTTGAGTCTACACTACGTAGCTTAATGAGCGATGATAAATTTGCTAAAGAATTAGACGCAGTAAAAGGCGACAGAAAGCTTATGCTTGATGTATGGCGTGACGCTGTAGCTTCCTATCGTGAAATAGTCGAAGGTAGAAACGCTGCTGACATGCCAGCTGAGGAGTTTCTTGCAGAATTATATGCTAGAGATACTGCTAAATTACCGTTAGGAAACGAAGTATTTGAAACATGGGCTGCTGAAACAGTGGTTACAGCTGATTTAGTTGTAGGTTCTCTGTTAAAACAGTTGCGTGATACTGGTATAGCCGGTAGAGAGATAATAGATTATGTATCACTAGATGATATAGATGGTCCAGCAAAGCAGATAGTAGATACTATGCTTACAGCTTTGTTCCAAACTAAGAAATCTAGGTTTGTTGCATCTGATTACTTTAGATCATTCGGTGCAGGCAAGACTAGAGCACAGATGAATGACACTATAAACAAAGCTGTTATAGGAGAGGTACAAGATGCTAAGGATTCTATACTATCTATACTAAAAATAGCAAAAGATGATCCAGACGACAACCTACTTAATGCGTTGTTTGAAGCATTTTCTATGATGAAACATGTAAACTCACTAGAAGACTTTGACAACTGGGCACAAACTATTATCAAAGGTGGTCAGATAGGTGGCGAAGGACCAAACCGTACTGGTGCGTTAATACGTAGCTTACAAGAAATGGTGAGTCACAGTGTATTAAGTGGACCTAAAACTCCAATGCGAGCACTTTTAGGTACAGGTGCTGCAACATTCTTACGCCCTATGTCTACATTTTTAGGTGCAACTCTAAGATATCCGTTTACAGGTGACGCAGCTACTATACGTGGCAGCCTTGCATCTATGAATGGTATGCTAGAAGCTGTACCAGAAGCGTTTGACTTGTTCTTTACTCGTCTTAACTCATACTGGTCAGGTGATATATCTACTGTTAAAACTAGATATACTGAGTTTACCAAAGGTGACTACAACTGGGAACTTGTTAGAAGATACTACGAAGATAGCGGACGAGCAAGTAAAAGCGATCAAGCTTTGTTTGCTTTTACCAACATGGTACGTGGTATAAACAATAACAACCTGTTTACATACTCTACAAAGTTAATGGCAGCGACTGACGATGCTTTTACATTCTTACTTGGCAGAGCTAAGATGAGAGAAAAGGCTATGCGTAACGTGCTATCATTACAAAGTGATGGTGTAGCTATGCCTAAGATTACTCCAGAACTTATGAAAGCATATCAAGATGATTTCTATTCAGAGATCTTTGATAGCAATGGTAACATAAAGGATGAAGCAACTATATTTGCACGTAAAGAGGTAACACTAACACAAGATCTTACAGGCTTTGCTAAAGGTCTTAACGATGTGCTAACAGCTAATCCATATGTTAGACCATTCTTTCTATTTGCTAGAACTGGTGTAAACGGACTTGCACTAACAGGTAAGCATACACCCGGGTTTAACTTTCTTGTCAAAGAGTTTAACGACATAGCTTTTGCTGATGCTAGTAATTTAGCAACTGTTAAAAAGTATGGTATTAACACTCTAGAAGAATTACAAAATGCTAAGGCATTACAAACAGGTAGATTGGCGATGGGCTCTGCTATTACATTTATGGCTATCAACGCATGGATGACAGGTAGGCTTACAGGTAACGGTCCTACAGATAGACAAATGAGACAAGGCTGGATAGATGGTGGGTACTTACCTAGAACTATTGAGCTAGGTGGTGTGCGTGTAGGGTACGACTCTATAGAACCATTTAACTTAATACTATCTACAATCGCTGACGTAGGTGATGCTAGTATATTGATGGGTGAAGAGTGGACAGAAAAAGAACTACAAAAAATATCTTTAGTTATAGCACAGTCTATATCTGGTAAGTCTTATCTAGCTGGTTTACAGCAACTTGTAGACTTAGCAGCTGGACGCCCCGGTCAGGCTGATCGTATTCTTGCAAGCTTAACTAACAATACAGTCCCGCTAGCCGGTCTACGTAATGAGATGGGTAAACTACTTACACCATACATGCGTGAGATTAACTCTGGTGTATTCCAGTCTTGGCGTAACCGTAACTTATTATCAGAAAATATACCCGGTGTAAATGAGTTACCATACAAGTATGATATGTTAAACGGTAAGCCACTCAAACAGTACGACTTTATGACTCGTGCGTTTAACATGATAAGTCCAGTAAGTCTAAACTTAGAAGCTACAGATGGTAGAACATTTTTATTCGAGAGTGGTTATGATCTGAGAATGTCTACATTTTATGCACCTGATGGTACTAATCTAACTGATGATCCTCGTATTAGATCTCAGTTTCAACAAGCTATAGGTCAATTTAATATAGAAAGAGACTTAGAAAAACTATCTAAAGATCCTAAGATTATAGAATCTATGGCAACAATGAGAGCTGACATACGAGCAGGCAACAGAGGTCAATATAACGCAAGAGATTACTACCACAATATAGTAATAGATAGACTATTTAAACGTGTTAGAATAGCAGCTTGGAACTCTATTAAATATAGAGAAGATATATACAAACTTATCGAAGAGCAAAAAGCTAAAAAGACAGCACAACAATTCAAATCCTCCCAGACATACAACCTTCTTAATATGTATAAGTAATGGCAACGACTTTCGTAGATTATACTGGAGACGGAAACGCTACTAAGTCGTTTTCGTTCCCATCAATTAAAGAAGCTGATATTAAAGTTGATGTCGATGGTGTTGTAAAAACGTCAGGCAACCACTATAATATAACCAGCTACACAACAACGGGTGGAGGTAACGTAGTATTTACTTCTGGGAATATACCGGCAAGTCCGGCCCAAATCCGTATTTATCGTGATACAGATGTAGACTCAGCTAAGGCTACATTCACAGCAGGGTCATCAGTTAAGGCAGGCGACCTAAATGCTAACAATAAGCAGCTATTATATGCTGCACAAGAAGAACAGAATCAAACAATAGTAGCAGCTGATATAAAAGATGGTGCTATAAGTGCTTCTGCACTAGCTAATAACGCAGTTACAACTGTTAAGATTTCTGATGCTAATGTAACTACAGCTAAAATAGCAGATGACGCTGTAACAGCTGACAAGCTAGCTGACTCTATTAATAGTGAGATAGCAGCTAACACAGCTAAAGTAACTAACGCTACACATACAGGCGAGGTTACAGGTGCTACATCTTTAACTATAACTAATGCAGCAGTTACAACAGCTAAGATTGCAGATAGCAATGTTACAACAGCTAAGATTGCAGATGCAAATGTTACACATGTAAAGTTAGCAAATGACTGTATAGATGGTAGTAATATTCAAGATGATGTAATTGAATCTGAACACTATGCAACCGGTTCTATAGATACTGAGCATATTGCAAACGAGAATATTACAACTGCTAAACTAGCAAACAATTCAGTTACAACTGCTAAGATAGCAGACAGTAATATAACAACTTCTAAGATAGCAGATGGTAACGTAACCACAGCTAAACTAGAAGATAATGCTGTAACTATGGCTAAGTTAAACAGTGGTGCATTACCAACTGATATAACTGTAGCAAGTGCTAACATAGTAGACGGAACAATAGCTACAGCTGATATAGGTAACAGTCAAATTACTACAGCTAAAATTGCAAATGATGCAGTTACTGGAGATAAGATAGTTGATGATGCTATTAACTCTGAGCATATAACAGATGGAAGTATTGATACTGCACATATAGCTGACAGTCAAATTACAACTGCTAAGATAGCTGACAGCCAAATTACTACAGCTAAGATAGCTGACAGTCAAGTTACTACAGATAAAATAGCTAATGGTGCAATAACCGATGCTAAATTAGCCGGTGGTGCACTAGATGCTAGATACTACACTGAAACTGAGCTAGATGGCGGTCAATTAGATAATAGATACTATACTGAAACAGAACTAAACGCTGGTCAGTTAGACAACAGATATTACACTGAAACAGAACTAAATGCCGGTCAGTTAGATAACAGGTACTTTACAGAGACTGAACTAACTAATGGTGCTCTGGATGGTAGATACTTTACAGAGACAGAAGCTGACGCTAGATACTTTAATATTAGTACTGGAGACACTATCAAAGATGGTGACACATTTCCAGACAATGATACTACGATTGCTACAACCGCAGCTATCAACGACAGAATTATTGACCTTGTTGATGACGTAGGTGGTTTTGTACCTATCGCAAGTGAGACTGCTTTTCCCTCAACTAACCCTGATGTAAACAATGGGTCTGGTACTCTTGTATCTATCAAGGCTATTGGAAGTACACGTACCCCAAGTAGTGGTACAGTTACCATTTCAAACGGTGCGGGATCTAATACTGTAACGATTACAGGTTGTGGATCTACAGTTCTTACAGCAGGCTTTGGTGTTATTGTAGAAACTACATCTACCTTACATACATACGCATTTCATAGATTAGTACCAAAAGCAACAGAGGTCACAACTGTAGCTGCAAACATAACTAACATTAATGCAGCTGGATCTAACACTACAAATATAAATACTGTAGCTGGTAATAATTCTAACATTACCACTGTAGCTGGTATATCTGGCAACGTCACAACTGTGGCTGGTGTAGCATCTAATGTTACGACTGTAGCTGGTATTTCATCTGACGTTACTGCTGTTGCAAATGATGCTGCTGACATAGGTGCTGTAGCTGCAAAAGCAACAGAGATAGGTAGATTAGGTACAGCTGATGCAGTAGCTGATATGAATACCTTGGGTACTACAGCAATCGTATCTGACATGGATACACTTGCAGATATCTCAAGTGACATAACTACTGTAGCTGACAACGATAGTAATGTATCAACAGTTGCTGGCATATCTGGTAATGTAACCACAGTCGCTGGTATAGCATCTAATGTTACTTCTGTGGCTGGTAATGCTAGCAATATAAATAGTGCTGTATCTAACGCAAGCAACATTAACGCTGCTGTATCTAATGCAAGTAACATTAACAGTGCGGTTAGTAATGCTTCTAATATAACTACCGTAGCTGGATCTATAAGCAATGTAAACACAACAGCCGGTTCTATTTCAAACGTTAACACAGTAGCTAATAATATATCTAGTGTTAATAGTTTTGCTAATACATACCGTGTAGGTGCAAACAACCCTACAACTAGCTTAGATACAGGAGACTTGTTCTTTAACACAACTTCTGACTCACTTAAGGTGTATACTGGTAGTGCGTGGGTAGACGGTGTTACAGCTGCGGGTGACTTTGCAACAGTTACTGGTAACACATTTACTGGTAGTAACAGATATAACGACAACGTAAAAGCTGAGTTTGGTTCAAGTGCAGATTTACAGATATTCCATAATGGTAGTGATTCTATAATTAATGACACAGGTACTGGCGACTTAAAAATACAAAATAGCGGTAACACTAAATTACAAATAACATCTAGTGGTGCACAGGTAAACGGAAACATTGTTGTATCTG